CCACTACCAGTACAGCTTGGATAATAAAAAGGATTGACTTGAGTTGGAAGATTAGTTCCAGTATTTCCTGTTCTATACCACTTACTGTTATTTCCTGCAATTCCAGCAGATGCAATTACTGCTTCTAACGGACCAAGCTGTGCTCCGAGACCATAGTGCTGTATAATAGCATTTGCAATTTGAAGACCTCTATTATTAGAAACAGTACCAAATCCTATATGAGTCATTAATTTGGATAGATAAACTTGCGGCATATTTTGAATATTATTAACAAAATTAAAAACTTGTTGTGCTTGTTGTGGAAAAAGAGTTTCTAATCCACCGATTGGGTTATAAGCAAAGTTAACTCCAAATGAAGCATAGTTAACAACAGTTTGGATAGAATTTAAAGTTTCAAACAATTGATCAGAACCTCCGAATAACTGTGCAAAGAAACCAATATCATTCAAAATAGTTTGTACAGCATCCAGTATCATACAAATTAAGTCCAAAGGAATTATCTGTTCTATTATGCTTATAATTTCTGTTTGAATCATTCTTATAATTGAATTAATAGCAGCATAAAATTGTTGAATAAGCTGTTGTAAACCTTGGTAGATGCTAATAATAGCATTATAAAAAGCATTAATTGCTCCTGTAATAAACCACATTGCTTGGTTTATACTTCCCATAGAATCCGAAGGTAAAGACAAGAAAGAATGTGTTCTTATTACGTTACAAAAGTTTTCCAACTCATCTACCATTCCGGGGTGAATAGAATTTAAAAGGTCACCGACAAGAGAGGGATTGTTTACTGAAGGCCCAGTCATTACATTTACTGAATTATTTGAAATATATCTTAACTGTGATCCTAAAGCACCTATACTATTCAACTGATTGTTTCCGTCTTGTGTACTGTTTAAAGCTGCTGGTGTTTTTGAAACCGCACCTTTTAATCCATTTTGATCGAGATATGTTATAAAAGCATTATAAAAATCTTTATCTACCGTTGTTGTAGTTTTTTGGGTTGAAGATACTGTGTTTTTTTCAAGATTTAATCCCAAATCTTCGGTTATTGTAAAAGATTGATTTTTTGCATTAAATCCATAAGCTAAAATAGATAGTCTAGCGGCATAAACTGATCTATCGGGCCAACTATCTGCTTTTATTATTTGCAATAAATTAGGAGAAAGTCCTGTAGCCTTTTCTAACTGAGGTATATCTAGTTGAAAATTTGGAGTTGATGTTGCCATAGCTATATGTTAATATAATAACTTATGTCTGAAACACCTTTTTTCCAACCAATCGGTATAGCAGGAAACGCTTGTGTAGGTAAAGACACCTTATGTAACTTTTTAATTGAAAAATTTGAAATAAATTATAAATTAATTGCAAAAAGATGTTCTATAGCTGGCGATACTATTAGAAAAGACCTAAAACCTTTTATTTTAGAGAAAACTGGAGTAGACATAGAATCTGCGATTCCAGAAGAAAAGACTCTTCTACGCCCAATTATGGTTGAATATGGGCGTTATATGAGAAACAAGACACAAGGACGTTATTTTATTGAAAAATTAAAAGAAAATAAACAATTTGGCTTTGGTTTTATACCAATTATTCCAGACATTAGATATATTGAATTTGAAAAAGATGAAATTTATTGGTTAAAAAAAGAAAATCAAGGTCTTTTAATCTTTTTAGAAAGAAATGGAATCAAACCAGCCAATAAATTTGAAGAAGAAAACAATAAAAAAATAAAAAAGAATGCTGATTTAATATTTAAAGTTCCAAATTTTAAATCATACAATGCATTAAAAAACTATGCAGATGGGATTACCAGTAAAATTATTACCAGTTATTTTACCATTTGCCAACAGGACACCTCTCAGCTTTAAGATAAGTTTTTACTGCCATAAAACAACCACATTTTGTACATCTGCTTTGAGTTGCATTAAAAAATTCACAAGTTTTACAAATCTCAAGACGAGCATTTGCTTGATCTTCGCTTAAACGTAATGGGTTTCCAGCAGCTACACTTTGGACATTACGAGCCATACTTTCAGCAACTGATCTTGCCATAGCACCAACTGAAGGCATTGCTGGTTTGTTCGATGCTTGTAATTTTGCTATTCTTGCATTCTGTAAACTTTGTTTTAGTGCGTTTTTGTCCATATTAATAATTATTTGAAGAGTTTGAATTTGATTCTGAATCTAAAACATCCCACCAATAATTATAAGCATCTACTTTAGTAGCAAAAATATTATTTGTATATTCTCCTTGAGAAAATACATGAATATTTTTTATAATTAACCATTGACCTAAAACTTTATCATCAAAAGGATTTTTTTCCATAGTAGAAGTATCTCTGTCTATAAAAATAACTTTTCCGGGAGCCCTTATAGTAAGACCAACAGCATTAAAAGAAATTGCTTGATTTAAGAAAAGAAAATCTTTCATCATTTTTACACCAGACATTTTTTTAGGAAAAAAACTACGAGATATAAAATTATTATTCACCATTAAACCTCTTTGTTTTGATTGATTTATATTAAGCAATAATTGCTTACTATTATTATAACCATACAATCCATTTGTATAATTTTGCATATCGTTATAAAAATCTTTAGCAGTATTTCCGCTATATTCTATTGTAAATTCTCCTTTTGAAAAATCATAAGAATGGATTGGTGTATTATTTAAAGAATAAGCATCAGAAGATTCCATAGGAATTAATTCATAAGATGCTATTTTAGATGCCATAGGAGATTCAAAATTATGAATATTAGAATTATTATTTGGCTCATAAGGAGCACGATTATTATAAGGAGCACTATTTTTTGGATTTGTAGGATCTATTAATATCAATCTTTCTACTTGATTTTTTTCAGCATTATCAAAAAAATAACTTAAAGGAACTAGAGAAAATTGTTTACCTTTAGGATTATCATATCTATCAAAAGTTAAAATTAAAGGACTTCCATCAGAAGCTTTTAATGATCCAAAAACATAATCTATATCATCCAAAACATTATAAAAAGCGGGGGATGTATATTGAATATAACTATCGCTAGATCCTTTATCCCACATATCACTAAAATTATTAATAGAATTTGTTGGAGATGCTATTCCTTTTGGTCCTTCAGAGCTACCCACTTTTATGGGCGTTCCATCTGGAGTAGAATCTAATGTTGAAGCTGTAGATATTATAGATTTTATGGCTTCAGAAGATGCCATAGTTCTGCTTATATCTGATGATCCTGCTCCTCCATATGTTCCTGTTGTTGTATTTGTGGGATCTGGAGGATTGTTATTATCAGATCCCGCAGACATACCTTGATTATAAAGAGAAGTTGACCATTCTATATTTTTTTCTAAAAAAATCTGATATCTTTCATCTACAAACTTTAACTTTTTAAGTTTTGATGTATTTTCACCAGTATTTAAATCATCAAAATCATATATTAAACAATCAAAAGACATTTGCCAATATTCATCTGGATAATCAGAATCATTATCTACTATAGGTTTTATTCTTATTGCTATTTTATTTCTTGCATCACTTCTAAATAAAAAATTAGCTTTCTTTTGATCCAAATTTGTTTGATTATAAACAAACTTTAAAGAACCTTTTTCCAAAAATTCAACATCATTTTTAATAGTTATACTACCGCTTACAGACCAATTTTTTAATGTTTCTTCAATAACAAGTTCATTTATTGCATAAGTAGGCACTAAAACGGGATCAAACCCTTCCATTTGATTATAAATCCAAACTTCTACTGTATATTTTTGTTGTCCAAATGTTAAAGTAGTATATTCGTTATTATTTAAATATGTATCATTCATTTTTAACAGGAAGGAATATTAACATTCTTCATCAATTGAACTTGCAATTGATTGAATGCAAATGAAGCACTGCAAGAAATTTCACCCGGTTCTTGATATGAAAAATCAAATTCACTAAGTCCTGTTATAAAAGCTTGCGTATATGTAAAGGACATTAGCTTATTATTAAATTCGTCTAAAGTATATATGGTAAAATTTGATGTAAAATCTGACATTGGATTGGATACATATCCATTATTAACTTGTGTTAGTTGAGAAGTACTTGTAGTATTATCATTAAATAAATTTAACCAATTC